TGATTGTTTCTTCCATAGCATCACCATCGAATGGTAGTTCCTTAAACCATTCTGGCAAGTGTAATTCATCTACAGGATATGCTACACTTGTATAACCCATTGGATTCTGTTTTAGTTTACAAACAATAACTTTCATACCATCTACAATCTCTTGACTGTATTTGTCACTGTTCATACGTTTTAATGTGTTCCAGTTAATACTTGCTCGAACGTGTCCGGGCATATTTGCTTTGCCTTGTTTCTGTTCAAGTTTCTGATAATGTCCAATCTTGTTTGCACGTTTCGGACTACCTTTTTCATGTCCTGGACGACTCTTAAAGTCTGTTCTAAATTCTGCAATGCTGTCAAGTATTTCATCTTCTGTGCCTTTTTGTAATACTTTAAGCAGTACTTCGCTCAAGAAGTCTTGCATAAACACAGGAGTATCAGAACGTTTTAGATCAAGACCCATTGCTTTTACTTTGCCTGGCTTACCATCTACATCACGTCTTGTACCTTCATCATCATACACAAGAATTGCATAACGTTTCTTTGTAATAAACAATCCGCTTTCGCCAACAATCTCTCTACCTGCCGCGATAACATCTGATCTGCTCTTTGGACAATGGAAAGTATCTAACATAAACTTACCAAATGATTTGTTTGCTTCATCACAAACTTGTTCATATAGTTGTACTACACTTTCTTTAGTCCAAGGAATACTACCTTTATCTATTTCGTCTTTTAGTATTGGATATGCACTAAAGTACACAGAGTCTGTGTCTCCGTAAATTATACTCTTACCTACGTAATTGTATTCACCTGTAATAACTTTGTTTACTTCTGCACTCATGTGTTTAACAATTTGTCTACCTGTTAGTGTTGTACTTTGACCAATACGTCCATCAAAGAATCTACAACCAGGATTAAGAATAGCACCATATAAACTATTTAGGTTAATCTTCTTAACAAGTTGTCTTTTATCCCAAAATTCTATTTCTGCTTTGTTCTCTGCGGCCAATGCCTTTTTCTTCATATCCTGCATTTCTTTACGTTCACTGTACCAACGTTTAAGTAGTCCAGGAATAACACCTTCAAACTCTGTTGTAAAGATTGTACCGTTAGCACTGATCATCCACGGCTTGTTGCTATTAAAGATAACTTCATGTATTTGTGCACCACTCATTACGTCTGACTCGCCATTCTCCCAGTCAACTGTAATGCTGATGTCTCTACGTTTTTCCATGACAGCATCAAACTCGATAGTACCGAATCTACCTTCCCAGGCCGCGGCAAAACTCTTTTTCTTTAGACCCATTTGTTCACCAACATATTTGTTAGTGTGTTCTGGACGAAGTTGTCCTATAACAGTTGCTGGATCCATATTCAAACTTCTAATAACAGATGGATACAGTGAATTCAAGTCCATTGATCCAATCCATTCATGTACGCCTACCTTAGGATATGCAACATAGGCACCCGCCGCTGGCTCTGAGCCTGGCTCACGTTTTATTCTATTAGGAACTTGTTGTCCACGTCTGTGTGCTTCATTAATAATTGCTTGTTCTGTAACTGCGACAGCACCCATAGTGGTCTGTAGCAAAACAGTATTTGCATGAGCAAGTTCGTTACTAAGATCAATAAACCTTAGTTTTTTGTCCAACTTGTCCAGTAGTGCAACGTCTTGTCTGTTGTACTCAATGAACGTTCTGAAGTCATTGTTATAAAGGGCATCGAGTGTACCTTCGTACACAGTTTTCGTTTCGCCAACTTCCATTTCACCAATGGCATCAAGTCTGTAAGTGTGTCTTTCTTCATACGTATATTTACGATATAATTCCAAACTATCTAAATGCACTCTACCTATTAGGTCATAGGTTTCTTGTTGTCTACCAAACTTTTCATATTCTCTTTTCTTAGGAAACTGATCAAACAAACAAAAACGTCTTGTGTCATCTTTGCTTAATACTTTTGCTACACGGTTAACAGTATATGGAATATCATAACCTTCACTGTTCCAACCTGTAATAATATCACTGTCTTGTATTAGATCAAGGAATGTTTTTAACATATCTCTTTCATCTGCAAACAAGTGTGTGTTAGGGAATTCTTTACATTGCTCTTGTGCTTCTTCCATTGTAAGTGTCTTAGGCGGTACTGCAAGTGTTACAAGTGTATCAAGCCACTGTAGGTGTACGGAAATAGCAGTAATAGGCATAAACGGATCACTTGGATCAGCGAAGCCTCGCTCTGGATCATAGTCTGTCTCAATATCAAAAAATGCTACGTTTAGTTTAGGAGCATCTTGATTAAGATAGTTTTCACTTAAACATTGAAAGATAGGATTAATATCGCTTTCAAACAATTTCTTGTTTTTATTAATTGCTTGTTCTTTACGAAAGTCTTTTGTATTCTTGGATACAATTCTACTTAATGGATCACCGTAAATACTTCTGTACTTACCTCGTTGATCTTCATAATAGAAAGTATATTTTACAGGGTATTCAGCAAACTGACGTTTGCCGTCTTTTCGTTCTACAACACGAATAATATCTGCGTTGCGATCAAAGTGTGCGTCTACATAACTCATTCATTCTCCTCTTGTCCTTTGCGGCGGACATATACCAATTGTTTCGTTTATTGGCCGAAAAAACCATCTTGTATAAGACCTGCAATATATATTATTGTAAGTCCTGCGTTTAAAATAATCAACGACTTTTCTTTCCAAAGTACTCCAACAAGTACCCAAATACTATTTGCAATAGTAAATGCGTAACTATACCAAGGATACATATTGAAAGCGGCCATTGTTGCGGCTATCAATAATACTGTTGTCCCTGTCCATGCTAACCATTGATATGGTTTAACCTGTATATCGTTTGTTTCTAAAGTACTCATCTGCGTTTTGTGCCTTGTCATCTATCCAAATATCGTAGTGTGGTTTGTGAAATCTAACACTTGTATATTCTACTCCCCACTCTTCTAATTGCCTAACTGTAAACTGTGACCAATCTTTGTGCGAGTTTGCACCCCGAGCAGTCCAATAGTGTACCTCATTGCCTTGTGCCAAAAGTTCATTAAAATACTTAATTCGCTCTTTATTGGGAACACTATTTTCATAATTACTGTTAACAGTATAACATATAGTCCCGTCGATGTCAACCATATATTTCAATATTTTGACTCCTTAGGTTCTTCAAAAAAGTGTTTGTCACCCATTGCTTCTCGTATCTTTCTGAATATCATATTATGCGGATATGTTTTGTAATAATCCGTTTGGTATAGTTTTTCGCTTGCCTTTTTAGTTTCTGTAATCTTTTGTATAATGAATAGCCTAATTGTTGGATCGTTTAGTTCATTTTTATAATGATCATAATTATATTCAATAAACAACAAATCCCTGTCTACAAAGTATTGTGTTTTACACAAACCAATTAAATCTTGTCCTTCATTTCTATCTTGAACTCCATGCAATACAATTAACAATCCGTGTAAGTTATCTTCATAAGGAAAGTTAATCATGTGCTTCATGATATCCATATATTGGTCTGTGTGAATTACTGGTACTTTCGAACTGTATGCCCAAGGACATCTTGCCACTGAGCCATCTGTTGGTTGAGATAATTCTTTAAGGTGTATCTCTAACCAATCATCAATTCGTTTTTTATCTTCTTCTAATACCATTAGTACCAACCTGCGGCTACTCCGTATCCAAATATATTAACGCATACGAACCAACCTGTTATTAACATTACCCAAGCGGCACCTCTACGATAAGATGCATAGCATTGTGTTGTACTACCAACAAAAAATGCAGGATAAACTAATAACATATTAGGTTCTTTGGCTGTTATTGCCAGCGTCATACTTGCGCCGACTGTAAAAATAAAACTGACAAGTTCGAATGAAAATGCAATCTTATCTGATTTGTAACTGTTAATCCAAAAGTCTTTTATCTTTTGCATTACTTGTCTTTGCCGACTGTGACAACAAGTGTTTCAAGATCATCAAATTCATCAGCAACTTTATGCCAATCTTGTTTGTGTGCAATCTTAATTGCCTTGTTGATCAATGCAGGCTTAATGTCTAATTCTTGAGCAACTGCTTTTACAGTTTCTCTTAGACCTTCTTGCAAGTCTTCGACTTCTCTAAGAACAGTAGCACCTTCATTTACCAATCTTTCAAGTTTGGCTTTTTCGTCACCACCATAAGTTCTGTCTGACATAAATCATCTCCTAAGTTTAAATTATGTTTTATATTATATATTCGTTAGATACAGAAGTCAACTGTTAATGTGACTACGTGTCCAAAGTTTCGTCTTTTGATTTGTATGCCCAATCGTCAGTGTGTCCTACTGACCATTTTGGTGTGTTTTCAACTGTGTAGTTTTGAGTACATACTTTGAAGTCTGGTGTTAGTCTGTTTGGATTTACAAGGCTTTGGTCTGTGAATACAGTTCTATTATTTGGTTGTGCGGCAAACTGTCCGTTGTCTAATTTAATAACATTAAACGTCTTATGCTCTGGATCGTGTTCGCTAAAATTAATATCAAGTGTTGAGTGTTGTGCATGACACGTATCAAGTGTAAACATATATTCGCCTTTGTGCATCTTTCTGTCCTTGCCAAAAAACTCACAATCGCATAGTAAAGGTTTTTTAATTAGTGTAATGTCGTAATCAAAACAATCCCATATTTGTAATGTGTCTAAAGGAAGTTGATCTTCTGGATTGAAATCTTCTTTCCATACAAATGCTGAGATAGGAAGTTTGTCATACAATGCTCCATACTCTGTTAGCAGTGTTTCAAAATATAATGCTTTGGATTGAATGCTTCTTATTGAGATCCATACACCTGGAGTAAGTTCTCCGTGGCCCTTCTGGTGATCATATAGATACTCTTTTTTAACATATACTTCTACAGGTGGTAGGTTATGTACTAAGAAAGCCATATGGATCCTCTGTTAAATTTGTTACTGAGTATTTATATGAAAGTGTTAGAGTGGAAGGTAGTTTAGTGAACTACATCTTAACGCAGTTGTCCACAGTTTTACCACCTTTTTTCTTTGTACCCATTCGCTTGTAGCCTTTCCAGCATACCTTGCCGTCAACGCCTTTTTGCTTTTCTTCTGGGAGTGTAGTGTAACTTGGATTACCACATTCTGAACAGTTAGACTTTTCAGCAAGTTTGCTTTCAAGTACTTGTGCTAAAGATTCTTTGTAATCTTTTTTCTTTTCGTCTTTAGTATCTTTACCATTCTTCTTTGCTAATGCGTCAATAGCCGCTTGTGGCATTTTGCCTTCTTTAGCAACGTCTTCTTTTTTCTTTTTGCTACCACGATCGTGATTGTATTTTTCTGTAGTTTGTTTTGCTTCTTGAACTT